CAGCATTTGTCGGTTATCCTGGATCACCTCCTGCAGCTCTTGAGCTGTAAAGATTTTGTCTTTGAATTGGGAACGAATACGCTCTTGAATTGGAGCCGGCAGCTTGGAGGCAGACAGCCCACTTTCAAGTAAATACCCGCACATTTGGACTCGGGTTTGTTCAGCATCCTGCAGGGCTTTGTCAAGTTTAGCCTGGCGTTCCTGCTCGTTTAGCAGCGTGCGCATGGCTTCCTGATCGGCTTGCAGCTTAGCTAAAACCGGTTCCTCCTGATTTGGATCTAGGGTTTTATTTTCTTCTGGTTTTGGCATTGGGTTTACTCCTGTGTTGTGATTGGGTTGTTGTTGCTGGTTCAAAGCTCTTAAAAAAGCTCCTCCCCTGGCTGGATCGTAAACTAAATCAAGCGAGATCACTCGCAAGATTTCTTTGACTTTATTGCCATTCGCAGTGAACAGCACGTCAGCAGAAAAACCCACACGAGGGGGTTTTTCCTCTTGCAGCACTTCTTGGCCAAAGTCAGTGAGCAGTTTGCCACCTGGCCCGATGGCCTTGAGGGTGGCTTTGATACCCTGGGTATCTGGATCCCATACGGGATTGACTACCTGACCAGCAAGGTCTCTCACGGAGCGTGAAAAATAATTGTGGTCAATAAAGCAGTGAGCACCTTCCCAGAGACTTGTTGAGGCTTCTAAGACTTGGGGAGAAAACTCCCAGCCATTTCCATCCCCGGCAGTGATGCAGAGGATCTCAAAGGTGCCCTGCTTATTTGCTTCACCTGTGGCAGTGAAGCGGGCTTGATGTTCTGTGATGTAGTTTGCGTGTGGTTCTGTCATAGGTTCCTTTCCTAGCTGAAAGCTGAAAGTTTTTTAGCTCATAGCTCATAGCTGATAGCTGATAGGGTTAGCTTGTAGCTAGTAATTGATAGCTTAAAGTTGAAAGCTGAAAGCTCAAAGGTTTTTTCATGGCAATACCGACTTCTTTGGAGACCCGCTGCTGGTATCTACGGGTTCTTTAGTTACTGGTTGGATCGGGACTTTTTGATCTCTTACATCGATGCCGCTCCCTCCGGCCAAAAGTTCGTCAATATCTGCGTTTTCACCTGCGAAGCGATACGCGACCCTTAGCAATTCACGATCACTGATGAGGCCCATATCCTTCATGCGTTCAAGGGCGTTCATGATATTGACTGTGGCGATACTGTGAGCGACATTATCACGAGCGGAAATATCGGACCCTGAGATTTCAATTTCAGCGTCAGCTGAAATTGTGGGGTCCACCATGGCACGGCGCGAAATTACGACCTGCAATAAGTCTTTAAGCAGCCAAATAAAATACTGCTGGCGTTGCTCAAACCTGCGGAAAGTAGGACCGCCGGCACTCTCGGCCGTGGTGCGATTAGACCCCTCGGGCTCGGCCAGAAAGTGGAGCGGGATACCGACACCTGATGCTATGAGCTTTTTGATTGCGAGCCCGTCCTGGTTGGCATCCAGGGCTTCCAACTTGGGGGTAATCACTGACCAGGTCTCGGACTCATCACAAACCAGAATAGACCCTGGCGAAGGGGGGTTAGCTGAGAGTTCAGCCTGGCGGGCTTTTCGTGCTGCTTCGCTGGCGAAGCTGCCCGTAACCACGTACATAAAGGCATTTCTAAACCTATTCAGCCGGACCCGGTCCTCAAGCCAAGCGGAGTACCTGCGAAGCCAGGGCAGCAAGGGGGCGAGGTCGGGTTCTCCCCATTGGGCACCAGCCGGCCGATTGACAGCGTAATGGATCACTGCGGGGGCGAAGCCCCCTCCATCGGTGGGGGCGTCTGTGAGGTGGTTGTAGGCAAGGTAGGTTTTACTCTCAAGGTTCTCATCCTCTTTGGTGATAAAGGCGGTGGGCTGTTCGATATCGTTTTCACTATGGAGGATCTGCTCAATGTTGGTGGCAGGGAGGGCGCGAATATAACTCATGCCGGCAGCATCCGTACTCACTAATAAAAATAAATTCCCTGTGCGAGTCAGCTCGTCGCACAACTCAATCAAGCGGGAGGGCATCCGATTCAGGCGGTGAGACCAGAATTGGTTTACAAATTTCTTAGTATTCTCATCACTTACTTTGACGTCGAAACCGGACCCGATCACATACTGACTGGTTAACTCAACTATTCGTCTGGCCAGGGGACTGTCCCTCCAGGCATCAAGGCACTGTTCGAGAACCTCAGAACGGTCATAGTCCAGGCGGTCTCTTTCAGAGTCGTCATACCTGCGGGTACCAATAAAAAAAGTGTTATCAGTTTCTGCTACTGTGAGCTGTTCTCTCACAGTTTGCTCGACAATAGGTGAGAAAATATTTTGTAAAAAAAGAGAGAACGGATTAGAGCGGGCTTTATCAGGCATTATTCCTCCGGAACAGCTAATAGCTGATAGATGATAGCTGATAGGAAAACATTTGTTCTCCTAAACGAATAACCTACAACAAGGTTTACTGTCGATGGGACATAACAGCGGGGTTTTCTTTTTCTCGCCTATAAAATTAAGCAAGTCTGCTTCCGATCCATTGAAGCGGTTGTAGTCCATGTAGTGCATAGCAGCCGCACCAATGCTGGCACCGCGTGAAGCGGTCTGATGGATTGTCCAGGAGGTGACCCCTATGGGCAGTGTAGGAGGGCCACTATGTTCTGGGGTGTAGAGGGGGTAAGGCAGGGGCCACCTGTACTGGGCAAGCCACCAATAAACGGGGGGCAGGTCTGACACGAATAAAAATTGATTGATCCAACCTGCCCTTGAATAAATAAACGGGGTTTGGTTTGTTCTCTTTGCGATGATATTCACAGCCTGGGCGGTGGTATCTGTGATGCGGCGGACTGACTGGCCGTGATCCAGTTCAAGATCTAAAACCAAGGGCACCTTTGAAAAGTCGATATCCCCGAGTATTTTGAAAAAATTATCCATCTGCGTGACGGGATTTTCACCAGGAAAAAGTACATGATAAGCGAGACGGATCCGGCCTATCCTTTGGGCTTCTTGCATGTAGTATGGGAACCAGGGATCAGCATAACCCCATGACACGCCGGCACGCATGGCGATAAAACAAACCGAAGGTTTGTGATTGGCGATAACGTTGAAATCAACTTTTTTCTTACCATCTGCACTGGTATTCCAGCGAGATAAATCTATTCCGAAGGCTTTTGTTTCGATGCTCATTTCGTTGTCCTTATCAAATAGCGGAGGTTAGCTCGCCCGAGCCCCGGAGCCCCCAGGGCGGAGGGGGCACGAGGGCGAGATCAACCGAAGCGGGTAATCCTGACGTAATAGCCCGACTGTTGCCGAACGTAGCGAAGCCCCAGCACGGGGAGGAGCCCCCGAGGCGACGACCCCTGGGGCGAAGCGGAGAGAGAGCGCAACAGGAAGGGCGGGTATCACTAAAAACCTTTCATATCGTCTAGAGGATCAATAGCTTTCACCACTGCAGCCGGACCGGTTACGGACCAATTATGATCGTCCAGGATTGAAAGCAACGCGGCAGAAATAACAAGATCATCATGAATCAGTTCTCCGGAAGCCATATCTCGGGCACCTTCGGGCACTGACCATTTGATCTTTTTGTCGGGACCAGGCATGATCTCATATTGGGTGGATTGCAGCTGGAGGAAAAATAAATCATGTAGAGATTTGAGGTGGCCAGGAACAGAGTCCACAGGGGCGTAAGTTTTCAGCCGGCCGGTGTCCACCAGAGAAAGAAACTTCCAGCCCAAATCAGATTTAGATTTACTGTTGAAACTAAAAGGGATCACCTTTTCACCAAACCGACGAGCTAAAAACGAAGTCAAGCCGGCACCGACCCCGGTAGCATCACAAACAAGGTGCTTAACATTCCAAGTAGCAGCAAGGGACAAGATAGAACCGTAAAGGTCCGTATGTTTGACCCCGACCCATATTTGGCGATAAACGATCTCGTAAGAGGGTAGGAGAATCCCAGGATCTTTCAAAGTATCTAGATTTACACGAGCAATAGTCAGAGCGGTGGCATCTCTACCAGGATTAGCTAAATTATCGATATCCTGGGCGTTTTCATCCTCCCCCGCGAGATCCAAGGTCATCACATAAACCTGACCTGGTTCCGGTGAGATCTGCGGGGGATGGATGCCATACAAAAGCGCGAGGCGTTCGGGCGGGAAGAGGCCACCCTCCGAATCGATTTCCTCGCTGTAGTATTGCGTTCTTACCATGGGATGATTCCGGCCCAATTTTGCGACCTGATCAGACACGAATTTACCATAAGCCGGCACCTCTGCAGCGACATTATCGCAAGTCAATTTCCAGACACGTTGGACCCCGTCTTGTTCTTGCAGTGCCCTGGCTGCTTTTTCCTCACGAGAAAGTAACGTATTTGAGGTCCACGCGGTGCCCCAAAATACACGGGTTGCGTTTGTGGATGCCGCCATGGGGGCGATGTCCTTATCGAATTTATCAATGGCAATGTCCTGGGCTTCATCGACAGACAAAAGCAGGTTTGCAGTGGCTCCGACGATGTTAGCTGTGGGGGATCCGGAGAGAAAGGTTAAACGTGCCTTGCCCACCTGGTAGATGTGGCCGTTGTGCTTCTCCCAGCGGTCTTTGACAATCAGGTTCGCACTCAACACCCGTTCCAACCGGTACATCGCGTTTTCCGTCTGGGGACGCCAGGTGGGGGAGACCTGGACCATCTCCACATTCTTACCGTAGAAGAGGGTCAGCAGGTAGCTCTGGAGCTGGGCCTGGAGTTCGTTCTTGCCCGATTGGCGGGGGAAGATCACCACAAAGCTCAGCCCTTCTCCATGGGCCACCGAGTGGATCACCGCCCGTGCTACAGCCTCCTGGTAGCGGCGCAGGTTGAGGTTATTGGTGGTTTGTGTAAACAAGACCACATCCCGCAGGAGTTTTTTCATCATTTCAACCAGGTTAGTCATCGTCGCAGCTGCTTACCCCCCAAAAAAAGTCTTGATCAGCGCCACCAGGGACATCAACCCCGAGCCGCCGGAAGCTAAACCGGAGAACAGCTTGAACTGGGTCACCCCTTCCGTGGCAGCCCGGATCCGGATCTCATGGTCCCGGACCTGGTCCTCC